TAACAAATCATTTGCATTAGGGATGAATGGAGTATCACTTGTTATGTCTTTTGTATTTATGTATAATTCACTTGCAGAACTTTGAATAACAGCAATAAAAGCATCACTCCTTGTTGGTGTTGATAAAACTATTGTTTTGCCTACTGTAAACTCTCCATTTGAAATTAATTTATAAAGTCCTGTTGAATCATAACTTGTTGTTATTCCTGAACTCATTGTAGTTTCTAACTCTACTACTGTAGGTGCTGTAACTCCTGACTGACTAAGTAAAGCAACATATTTTTTATAAGATACATTGTTTAAAGTCTTAATTCCATTGTTATAAGTTACATTGGATTCTGTTACTGTTATTCCTGAACTATTTGTTACACTTATATTTGAAACACCGCCTAAAACATTAACTCCGCTCGAACTTGTTATGCTTATGTTTTTTGCTCCTGCACCTACTACATTTGAGTTACCAATTACAATAACACCATCTCCTGAACTAACTATGTTATTTTTACCACTAACTAAAGCACCTTCTATTACATGATTGTTATTAAATGTAGTTCCTACTCTTGATGTTGGTGCTGGAGTTTGAGAATTTAAATCTTTTACACCTCCATTTATTGTAACTCCATTATCATTTACATAAGGTGGTAATGTTTTTAATTTAATAAATTCACATTTAGTAGGTTGATTATTTACTCTATCATAATCAATTATCTTATTTAGTCTCCAATATTCATTCTCAAAAAAGAATGTATCTCTAAAATCTAAATTTTGAATGTCAAATTCATTAATTAAAAAGTAACCTGTAAACAATTTACTATCCTTGTCTGATATTTGTTCAATATAATCTCTATAATATTTATTGTAAAGATTATTTGCAGTATATTTTATTGGTGTGTAATAAACTTGTCTAGGTACACCAAAATTCAAATCAATTGTAGGATTGTTTACATCATCTAAATGTCCTGCATAAGGAAAATCATTTCTACTTGTAGTTCCACTTGTTGCAATATGCTGCCATGAATTATTAGTTGTTTTTAATCCTCCCCAATAAAGCAATCTTATATTTGATTGTGTTGGTTTTATAGTTCCATTTGAATCTAATTGATAAATTTTAGAAATTATCCTATCATGTCCAATTGTATCTACCAATGGAGTTGGGCTAAATATTAATTCAGTTAAGACTTCACCTTTTAAGAAATCATTTAATATATCATATTTTATTTCTCCATAAATCTCATTAAAATTAGTTTTATAATCTGTATTAAAATAATCAGTATCATCTTTATAAGTAAATTTGTAAGTTTTACTATTTAATTCGCCTAATGGAATTATTTTATTTTCTTTTGTATAATCTAATTTTTGAGACCAATCATTTGTAACTCCACTAGTATAAAAAATTGGTCTTGGCTCTATTAATAATTTATTCGTATTATTTTTATCTACATCAACAAATAAATTGAATGCTTTAATAATAGAATTAAAAAAATCACTTTGTTTTATTTTATCAGGTAAAACTGAATTAACCTCAACATCGTCATTTTCTTGAATTGTTGTATCTGCAAGTGATACTGCAAAAAAACTATCCTGTAATATATTTGCTTCACAATAAGATGTTGAACTTACATTTTGTCTAGTTCCTGAAGTATAAATTGATGCAGGAGTATTTTGAAGTCCTGGCGTTTTATAAAATTTAACTTCTATTAAGTCATTTTGATTTAAAAAACTTGTTATACTTAATTCACCTGTGCTTGTTAAACTTGTAGTTCCACTTGTTATTGTATAACTTGTTGTAGTTCCTGTTGTTGCTGTTATATTAAAAACATTATCTAAATCTAGATAAGCACCTGTCGGCTTCATCCATACAGGGATATTTGCTATAGTTTGATAAATTGATCCAAGACTAGGTGGATTTTTTGTAATTGTAATATTTCCTAATAAAACACTATTACCTGTTAATGTTGCTGTTGCTGTACTTGGAAAATGCTTTACGTTTAACCTGCAATTAAATTTTAAATTGTAAGTTCCACTTTTAGAAACCACAAATCTATTATAATCTGTGCCACCCGCTCTATCATACCATAAATTACCTGCATCATTATTTGGTGGTGTTGTTTTATCAGGTAAACTAATTACTTGTCCATAATTAGGAAATCCATCTATATTATTGTTTATAACTCCATTTAAAGTTATTATCTGTGTTGAATTTCTACTAACCCTTATTGTTCTTTCTGCAACTTGTTCATTTGTTAATTTTAAACTTGAACCTCCATTATAAGGAATAATTAATCTTTTAAATAAATCACTTTCAAAGAATGAAGATTTATAAGTAAATCCCGCATCAGAAAACATTTTATCAATTATTGTTTTTACAAATAATGCAGGAAACATATTTGTAACGTTAAATTGATTATTTATGCCATAACCATAATCTATCATCGGGTAGGTATAGCCCTGTGTATTTGACCAACTTAACTGCTGATTGTATAAAGTATATTTATGATTGAACTCTGTAAAATCCAAATCCCTTAAATATTTATTATTAAAAAACTGATATACATTCTGCAACTCACCAAAAAAAGCTACCTCATATTCTATCTCGTATTTATCAGTTACATTAACATTCAATAGTTGACAAATGCCTTTAAACTGTGTTGCCTCATTGTAAGTTATTTCTGCTATTGCTTTTAAGTTCGGGTTAAAATTTGGAGTAAAGTTAGTAGTGCCTGTACTATTAATGACTGCATTAACATTCCATATATTCGAAAACAATTCATTGTTAAAAGTAGAACCTGGTAATATAACAGTCTTACTCCATGTAGTGCTGCGCTTTTCAGGTTCTCTAATATCAGCAATGTTAAAGTTAAGAGGTATTGAAACATCTTCTTTTAAATCTATCTGCTCGTTGTTAATGTAAATTTTAGTTAAAATCATCTTCTTTGTCTTTTTCTGTTTTGTGAGTAAGTAAATGAAACCACTAAATTAAATAGTTGCTGACTAGCTTCGTATTTTGTTTGATAACTACTATCTGTTATGTTTACAGAAACTAAATTGCTGCCATCGTAAATATAAACATCAGGACTTGTTACTAATTGTTCAAGCCAAATGCTTTCAGCTTCTGTAATCCAATCACTGTTTATTGTAATTGTATCATCTAATATTGTTTCGTATTGGCTTAATCCTCTGCTTGTTGTTGAGTAGCTATAATTAGTTCCACTCCATTGATTAGGATTGCTTTTGTAAGTATTTCTTTTAATATTGGTGTTCTTAGTCATTGCACCTGTGAAAGTGTAATAATCATACTTACCATAGTTATTCATAAACTTAAAACGGATAGGTGTATACTTAGAGCAAATATCTTCGCCAGGATAAATACGGATTGTTTCACTTACTATCGTTCCTGTGCTGTTTTTAATTCTTACATCATAGTATTCCCAATTAACAACGAAGATAGGTGTTGATCCACTTGATAAGTCTGCATTAACTAATGTAGTTAGCCAATCATAATCTACTCTTACATTGATTGAACGGTCTTGCCTATTGGTTATTGATGTAAAAGGATTAGCAACTGTAACTGTGTTAAATATTGTACCTTCATCATAAAAAGTTATAATCTCTAAAAACTTTGCTTCATTTGCAGCATCAGTCATAAAACCTAAAATAAGTTTCTCACCTGTTCTTGATTCAAAAGTTGGTCTGTCAGTTAAAAATTGACTTGAAGTATTTTGCAGAACATAAGTATTTGTTGCAAAGTCTAAAAAGTCCAATGGACTAAAAACTCCGTTAAAACAATAACCACTTGAGGTAGTTAAGTTAGGGTAGTTAGTAATTCCACTACTTGCTCCATATTGCTCACCAAATTGAACTATATAAGATGCTATTGAGTTTACACATTGCTTAAATGTAGTTGTGTTGTCATCTGCATCCCTAGTTAAAAAGTTTTGAATGATACCTGCCACATCAAATGTTCCATAGTTGTTACTTGGATTTCTGCCTACTTCTAATCTAGTGTAATCACTTGAACCATTTACATAAATATCTGCTATGTATCTGAAATTAGATTGAGCAACGTTTGTTGAACTCAAAGTATAAATCATTTGATTGTAAACGGGTGCGTAGCTGTTAGGTGTATTGTATATTGTTAGTGCCATTATTCAAATTCTTGAGTTATGTCTTTTTCTAATTGTGGGATTTCTTCAGTTAAGAATGGTTTACCTTTATATCCAAATCTTTTGATAGTTCCTTTTTTAAGTATGTTTGTTGCTATTGCGTAGGATAATGACCTTTGCCCTTTTTTGTCCCCTGCTATGCTTTGTAATTCAGGTTTATAACTTATCCATTCTAAAATCTTAGGCTGCAGCTTTTTTCTATTTTCTTTTGAATATCCTTTTGCTGGTGTTCCTTTTTCAAGGTCTTCCCAATAATCTTCGAGTTCAATTGTTACTGTAACTCCGTTTTGATTTTGTTTAATTGGTA